CTATAAACATACGCAATACCTCTTCGTCTGTCAATGGCTTTATTATCGACTTCTCCTGTTCCTTACGTTCTATTTCACTTGGGCCAGGCATTTGTCATAGCTCTTATAGCGGATCTTCTTACCAAAAGAAAAAGGGCCATCGCTTTTGGCGACAGCCCTTCTCGTAGTTCAATTAAATTAAAAGTTACGGGAGGTTTGCCGCCGACGAGGTTTCCGTATTTGTCGTTGACTCGTCATCCATTAAGAGACCCATATAGGTATTTGTCGTCTCTTGTAGCTGACGTGCTGAAAGACCACTACTAAATCCTGTTGGTAGACAGCCTTTAATTGTAGCAATCTGAGCACCGGTCTGACGGTCGACGACAGTCAACACCAAGTACTCCTGCAAGAGAAGATCTTTAACGTTGGTGAGCTTTCCATCAACGAATGGACCATGATTAACGACACGCCAACCACCAGCCGTAATCGATACAGGCTCTACGCCAGTCGTATCTAATTCAGCTGCTGAATAACGACCAAGAATGAATGCAGGTTGAACGTCATAATTAACGCTGTAGCTGAAGTTATTCCAAATACCAACAACCTGTGCTTTACCAGTGTTCGGATCTACGATTGCGACCTTAGCACGGGCGCCGCTCATTACCTTTGGTGGCATTGATTATTCCTTATTCCTCAAGATTAGGTTAGAAAGAAACTGACTGAGTAACCTGAGTTACCTGGAAGTTAATTGGGATGAAGTAAATTGCGCCAGCAAGCTTGATTTCAACAGTGACGTTCATTGTCGGACCCGAAATAGTTATACGAGCATTCTTATAACCGTTCGGAGCATCATCACTGACTGCGATAAGCTTCAAACGAAGCATATCGGCCATGATACCGGCAAGAGCTGCCATAGCAACTGAAGCTGAAACGTCAGCAACTGATTGACCAACGAATGCATTTTGCATACGCTGAGCAGTTGTCAATGCGATAGTATCAGCAACATACATTGCCTGAATGCTATTGAAGACAAAGTTGTTATCACGTAGATAAGTAGTCTGGTCTGATACCCAAGCAAAACCACCAGTCTGCTTTGGAGCAATAGGGAGTAATCCCGAGAGTAACGCAGTTTCCTGATTTGAATCCAATGACGCAGTGTAATCCGAAGGAACAACAGCACCCTGAACCGCACCAGAAATATTAATTTGCTTGTTTACTATAGCCTTATAGAAACCAGCAGCTTGCATACCTGCAGCCTTAGCAGCTGCCATATATGGCTGAAACTGCGTGAGACCGTTTGCACCGATGTCTTTTACATCCTGGAAGCAAAGTGACACACGAGCTGCAGCAAGGTTCTGAGCGGCTGTCTGAACGTTAAGGAACGTGTCACGCTTCGAGCAGAAGCCTTGACGGTTCTTCTTACGCTTAAGTGTCGACATTGCATTAACGTGAGTACGAATATACGCATTGATTGTATCAATCGTATAAGTCGATGATGGGTCAGTCGGGTTAACAGTTGCAACTGCATCAAGAGTTGCATTCTGAGAAAACAACGGAACGATGAAGTTTACGTTAACAGCTTGCAGAGCATCGATTGATGCAGTGAAGATGTTATTTGAAGTACCACCACGAGCACCACCAGCAAGGAACTTATTGCCAGTAGTAACCGCAGGCAATCCAGCAACGTTACCAACTGTTGGGAATACAAGAGCGACAGTCGCAGAAGTATTCGTTACAGCCTGGAAAAACTTAACCGCGTCTACCTTTAGACGCATTGTCGGATTACCGAATGTGCTACCAGCAGTAAATGTACCTTCGTCAAGCTGAGTTGAAAGGAATTGACCAGCCGCTGCAGTACCTACTGATGCTGTATAACCAGTTTGTGTATTAATATATGCAACAAGGTCGTTTAGTGTTGGGAAGCTTGCGAGTGCAAGTGAAAGGTTCGCACCAGTACCACCAGTTACCACAGTCGACAAAGTCGTTGCAGTAACAGTGACTGAGCAAGTTGCAGCAACGCCAGTATAACCAAGTTGAAGAGCAATGATTCCACCAGCTGACATTGATTCAGTGGTGTTATCAACTTGACGGTTGACGTTAAGAGTTACTGATTGCTCAGTAGCTGAAACAAGATCGGTTGCAGCGCCTGTCTTTGATACCCAAGTTACCTTAGAAGTATTTAGAGAATATGCGCAGTTTGAAAGACGATCTGTATTAGTCGTCAATTCATTTATTTCGATTGTCTTACCGAGACCGTCAATTAATGCAGTTGAAGAAGCTGCAATAGTAATAGGTGCGAATGCACGAAGATCGGCAGTCGTTGAAGCAATACTTACAGCCGATACAGTAACAGGAGTTGTTAGTGCGCCCGGTGAACCGGTAGCATCCATCAACTTCGTTGCAGTAATGGTTGAAGCAGTAGCCGCTGTAACAACGTATGAACCACAATTCTGACTCGATCCACCCTTTACAACTGATGTAGTTGAAATAAAGAGTGTATCACCAACAAGCGGTTGGTTTGCCCATGAAGTACTAATTGTAAATACAACTGAGTTACCGCTTGCAGCAGCAGCTAATGTACCGGCAACAGAAGTAATAACTGAACGGTCAGCGCCACCGGTTACTGAAAGGCTAGCTGAAGCGCCTTGAAGGCCAGATTGAAATGCTGAAGGAAGTTGAGCAGCAGATGCAGTGTAAAGAATTTCTGAGCCACCGTTCAAACGTATGCTCATATCAAATGCACCAATCGGAACGAGGAATGTGAATGCGCCAGTAGTCGGCTTTACTTCAGATGTCTTTGCAGCGACTGAGTAATAAATCATATTACCAAGTGCACCATAAGACTGATCTTGCAAAGTGGCGTATGTACCAGCAGCATTGTTAAGCAATGTTGTAGTTGCCTTCACTGAAGGATTTGTCTTTACAAGAACAAACTTACTAGGAGCATTAACGATATCAGGATCGTTCGCAGGAACAGAAGCGCCACGAAATGCATCTACAAGCGGTCCACTCTTATACTTTGAAAGAATAGCTGCAAGCGCATCAGGACCGAATGAGTTAGCATTCAAATCGGTTTCAAGGGTATAATCGGGACCAGCGTCGGCCTCGCCTACCAGCGCAATAACGCCGTTAGTTGACAGGCCCGAAGCGCCGCTTTGAACCGTAATAGTCGGGTATGCTCCCGGTACGGTCAACGCTCCATTCGAGCTGATAAACTGTTGAGCCATTAGTCAATTACTCCTGGCTTGAAGATTAGGTTTGAATTACATGCAGCGGCCATGATGTTCTGCCTTCTTGCACAATGCACACGTACCAAGCTCCGATAGAGATAGGCCGTATTCCATTTTCTTAGTTGGGGTTTCATTCTTTAAAGTCGGCTTAGGCGCCGCTGCCTTTTGATTCATAGTTGGGACGCTAGGTGCTGCTGCTTGTGGCATTACACCAGGAAGCTTTGGCTTAGCTGGAGCAGGCGGTGCCGTAAATGCTGATGGACCAGCCGGCATACGTGCTGCTACTCTTTCCGTCATTGTCTGAACACCCTGAGCAGGCTTCGTTACAGGCTGTCCAACACCAGCCAGTTGAGGAGCTGGAGTATGAGGTACCATCGGTGCAGGAGCCGGTGCTACCGGTGTTTTTGGAGCTAACATTTGATCCATTAAATGTCCGACTGACGCACGAACACCTGGAAGCTTTGCAGCTTGCTCAGCTTGTGTACGCTCACCAAACTTGGTACGAGCCGCAATTGAACGTTGACCAAGAGCAACAGGACCAGCCTTTTCCAAAGCTGCTTTAGCAACAGGCGAAGGCGTGCCACCACCCATAACAGGAGCTGCAAGCTTAGGCATTTGAGGCAATTTAGGAGCTGCAGGCATACCCGGTTGTTTCATCGGCTTCATACCTGGAAGCTTCGGTGCTGAAGGAGCTGCACCGCTGCCCATAGGCATACCAGCCTTCATCATTCCGCCGCCTGTACCAGGCGAGCCTGAACCTCCACCGCCACCCATACCGGCTTGACCTTGAGCATTAATCGGCCATGGACCAGGATTACTCAATTCATGAGGCTTAGACATTTGTGGAGCTGGAGCAGGAAGAGATGGAGTTGCTGGAGTATTCGGTATCATACCGTCGCCAGTCTTAGTACGAGCCTTATTCAATTCTGCCTTAGTAACAGACTTACCCTTTTTCGTATCTGTGCCATCACTACCGCTATCGTCGTGAGTATGAACTTTGCCACCCTCTTCAGGAGGAACCTTAGCTCCATCACGAACAGGATTCTTTACGAATGTATTAGGCTGTGACTTTTTATGTGGCTTACCATGCTCGTTCTGTTGCTTCCATGCGATGCCAAAAGCTTCAGACGCAGGAAGACCCTTAGCCTTTAGCTTTTCTACTTCTTCCTTACGACCAGGAGGTGATTTCTTAGCAAGTTCACCCTTATTTACTTGTAACTCACCCTTTGCATACTTATCGAGTTTATTACAAGACTCGCACTTACAGATTGCGTCGTGTCTATACATATTCTTTTCCTTAAGAGCCATTCCTGATCCTGAATCAATAGCAGCAGAAGCGGGAGATCCTGATTCACCACCAGGAGCATCAGCAGCGACGCTAGATTTCTTAATATCGTCTTTTCTGGTACCGCACATAGTGCAACGTAGAACACCCGTATTAGGCATCTTGCCAGAATAAGAGAAATGATGGTTTGTGCATTCCTTTTCTCTTTCAGCAGGATCTAGCGCATTTACCTTTTTCGGCTTATTCTCAGCCATATTCATATTATTTTCTTTACCAGCTCCACCCTGGAAATCGTTTCCAGCAGAACCTTGATTACCGGCATCATCGTTCATTTCATCTTTATGAAAACCGGTCTTATGATATGGAGGATTTGGCGGCTGTACTGAAGATCCAAGATGCTTGCCTTGTCCGTGGAAAGTAGTTGTTACTAATTTCTTAGCAGGAGTTTCAGTCTTCTCGACTTCTTTTTCGCCGACGCCCTTAACCTTTACTTTCACCTTAACTTTGACTTCATTCTTCTTCGCTTCCGTTTCACGCTTACGTAATTCAAGAGCACTCTGAGCAAAGTCGTCAATACGCTTTTGCAATTGTGTATGCAGATAACCAAGAGCTTGATCTACTGATAGACCATCTTCAGACTTCTTTGTCTTAGCCTTGTCAATCGCATGAGCTAATGTTTTACGATCGTCTTCGTCATCGAGACCAAGGGCAGCATGGTTCGGATGATTAACAATTCTATGAGCTGTCATCTCATCTAATCCGTGATGCTGAATAAGATGACGCTTAACAGTACGACGATCAGTAGCATCGTCTAAGCCACAGCTACTAACGTGGTGCTCAAGCAATTGTTCCGTACTCATCTTACCTTCGGCCTTCGCGAGCGTTTCATTCTCGCCCTGTAGACCAAGATTACGAGCGGTTTCACGGACAACGCCTAATGCCGTCTCCAGAGGGACTTTATGTGAATGAGGCTGGAAACCATTACCAGCTAAGTCGGTATGATGTCCGTGTACGAGACGGTGAAGAGCATCGTGCATAATCGTATTCAATTCACGATTAAATGTCTCTTCAGGAACTTCAATTCCTAGCTGTTTATTTAGTTCACGCTGCTTATGTGCAGCAAGATGTTCCCAATGAACAGCACGTAGAGCTTCTTTCAAAGTACGGTGATGACCTAATTTACCTTGACGCTTACCTTCTCCATAAGTCGAATTAACTTCTCCGTGAGTAAGGGCGTGAGCCAATTCATGTACCTTACGATATGAATCAGTATTTGGATCACCCGTTTGTGCAACAAACAAATGCTTCGTATTATAGTTCTTACGACCATGATCAGGATGACCAGAATATGTTTGAAATCCATGGTCAGCGACGAGCTTATCAACATTAGGAGCTACAGCAGAATAATTATAATGCTGTAAATTACTTGGACCATTACCATGAGTACCAAAAGCAATAGATTGAGCACTCGCATTCTTTTGCAAAGAATGCTTTGTGAGTTGTGGAGTTTGAATTAATACTCCACCTGGACCATGACCAATAAAATTATGCTCCGTATGAGCATCATGCCAATCGTATGCATGAGGATGTGGTAACCAATTAAATGAAGGTGATGGTTGCGGAGCAGCCTTAGCAGCACCTGGAGCTGGAAAGTCGGATTCGGTATTAGGAACGACTCCATAAGCCTTAACGAGATTCGTTAAAGTCTTATATACCTTGTTTCCTATTTCATATTTTGTAATAGGAGCTTGCGCAGGCAATGGAGCTGGGGTTGCTGGCATCGCAAGCGGTTCATGATGCAATTGATTAAAGTCAAAATGAAGACGAAACGCACCTTGATTAGGGAGTTTGGTATAATAGTCTTCCGGTAATTCTTCTCCCGGATGCCAATAATCATAAGTATTCAGTGAAGGATGATGCTTGCCTTCATTCTCTCCGTTAGTATAGATAAGCTGGTGCTTACCATTCTGAGAATGGATAACTGACTCTTGACCATATTTCTTGCCAAGAGCGAACATTTGTTCACGAGTTGGACCGTGAATAATTAAAGAACGTTCAGGAGAACCATAACGTCCCTGAGTTTCTTCAAACTTGAGACCTTGAGCTTGAAGATCTGCTTTCAGTCCTTCATGACCACCGGGAGCAAGAGGCGGATAACGAGGCTCATCGCCTGACATCATTCCAACAGGAGTAACGCCCGTGAAAATTGGATGCTCGGCTCCTGAATGAGGGACTTGTTGAAATCCCGGTGTATCCTTACGCAATTGCACAACGAGAAGATTGCGGTTTAAAAGAAGCCTTTATCACCATCACCAATGAATGGCGCATCCTGGATTTGTTGCTGCTGTGTATTCGAAGCAGGGAACATAACACCACCGCCGTCGATAACTTCTTGTACTTGAGTACCAGTGATCTTCTGAGCAATAGCTCCAGGCCACATCTGACGGATAAATCCTGATAATGTTATGAAACGAGAATATACATTAGTACCATCTCCCAACATAGGATTGTCACTAAATTCAGATGAAGAAAGAACAGATCGTTCAAATCCTCTTCCTTCCAAAAGAGTCTGTTTATAGGCTAATAGGATAAAGACCATAATCGAATGAAGCCAAGTTAGATATTCAGGCTCGCCCATAACATGGCAACCGATCTGATATGTTTCACTGAATACAACCGATTCAATACTCGTTATAAGTGCAGGAGCTTGCCCTTTAACGACAGCTGAAGTGAAATCGTTTGTTGCATTCTTTTCTATTACTACAGTAACATCATCATTAACTGCACTGATAACGTGCATTCCTCCGGTCTTGTCAATTATCAATTGACCAGGAGATAAAAAAAGTGCAGTCGATACTGCAGCAGGTAACACAAGAACACCTGTTGATGGAGTATAAGAAACAGCGTCGAACGGTCCAAATAAAATTGGCCATTGCATTGTATTGTCTTCAGTCGGATCGTAATTCACATCTCCGTGAGTTTTTACATCTTCGTTTGAAGATACAAGCTGAATACTGATAGCAGGGAACGTTGTCGGAGGATTATTAGTCGTATTCAATTTAACCGGTATTTGTTGTGACAAGAACCAGTTTCTTGCTCTATCGATTGTAGCTTGACCATAGTCATTTTGAGTCATTTGATCTTGGGTTAAAGACGCAAAACAAAAATCCAATAGATATGGCTTAGCTCTTATCTCAGCTAATCCTTGCATGATCGCAGAGCGAATAATGATATCGCTTTGGAATATACCAATAGTCTGAGTATTAACAGCCATACAAGTAAGATTACTTTAGCTCAGACTTTATCATGTCGAAAATCTTAGGAGCTACTTTGGTTTCCCAATGTTCCTTAGCCCATTTAGCTCCCTCTTCGATAAGAGGCACGGGTGCTGTGCCAGGATTATCCCAACGACCGCCTTGTGAACGATGCTTCGATGAAGCAATACGAAATGTTAAGATTTCACGCAATACATGCTCTTTACCTTGTTTATCGAGAGCCATACGTTGACGAATCTGAACACCTTGCAAAAATGGAATACCAGTCGGACCTTGCTTCACGTCTCCAATAGGACCCCATCCTTGACCAGGACCATGATATGATTTAAGAGGGCGGTCCATGATGTCGAATTTATGTAAGACACCAAGTTTAGGTGAGCCATCTTGGTTTGTTTCGATACTCCCATACGATATTGGATCAGCTCCCATTTTCTGACGTTCGACATTAATTCTTTTCAATTCAGATTTAATGGTCGAATTTAAAGCTGATTGAGCAGGAGTCATTTGAGTCGGTCCCTTCTTGTGTTGAAAAGGGATGACTATATACTTTCCAGTACCATCTTTAGTTGTCTTTGCCTTAGGTGACTTTAATAAGTCATCAAGCATATTATGTGCTGGCATGCCGTCGTCTATCCAACGTACTTTTGCATCAAGAGAAATGACCCATGTATGTTCATTCTCTTGGTATGCAGATAAACCATCTACATACATTTGACGTCTAGTCTTTAATCTCTTATTAGCTTGCTCGACGATATGCTCACGAGTATTGCCAACTAACTCTTGAGCAGCCTTCCTAAGAGCACGCTTTGCAGCATCAGCCGTACCGAGCAATTCAACTAGACCGCTCGCATCGAGGGTCACATGGAACATTTACTTGCCGCCAGGATTACGAGAAGAGACAGGATGACCCGATGGATCTTGTGACATTACTTCACCAGACTGAACACTAACCCAACCCTTTTTACCGTCGCTGTGTTGGACCTTGACTTTTTGATCAAGTTGTGAACCAACAGGAAGCTGTACGTGATGGTGAGCTGCTGCACCAGGCATCGGTAATCCTGATTTAGTTAGATCTCCATCATTGGCTACGTCATAAGCATCGTGAGGAGCGGCTTCAGTTTTTGCTTCAGCCTTAAGAGCATACCCATATCCTTTGTACTTGTCGTTAAATGGTAAACTATTTCTAACTGAAGTATCAATTTCATGCGGTCTATAATTTAAACCGTGTTTCTCAGCTATTGCTTTATGGACACGAGCAGCACTAGTCGAATGTCGATCGCCAGATGCGTGATTGATACCTAACTTATTTTTTGCATGAGCGTAAAGAGCTTCATACATAGGTACACCTAGTCCCTTGCCACGATGTTCTTTGTCTATAAAAGCGTTATGAATATGTATAGTCTTATTATATCCAGGCAACCCTCCAGACTTACCGCCCTTCAATACATCAGACATTAAATATCCAATTTTTTTACCTTGATGAATCAAATCTACTCCAATGGAACCACGACGAGGAATTTGATCTACTTCTAAAGTATATCCCATATCCCTATGTTCTTTAGGCAAGACATGGGTATAATCGAACGTATTACTTTCTTGATAAGGTCTCTTGAATTTAGGACCAACAGGAATATCGGCGATAGCCATCTTCTGCATCGGCTCGCCTTCACCGTCTTCTTCGCGCTTACGAGCTAGAACACGATTAATAACGATACCAGCACGCTTAGACGGCAATGATGTTAGAAATCCCTTGCCCTTACCAAGATGATAAGGAACCGGCGTTTCAAACTGATCTGCGGTCGCATCTAGAATCTTACCTGAGTGACGATTCTTCAAAAACCAGTGAGGACCACCTTCGTGACTAATATGCATCGGTGTCCAACCAGCATCTTTACCTCCTAATAGATGATAAAGAGCTTCTGAAGCTACATAACAATGCCCAGCTAAACAATTAGCAGCACCACGATACTCAGGTTTACGTAGTTCATCGCTTAAAGCTCCACGTACCGAATCAACCATCATGTCTTGTGGATTGCGACGAAGTTCAGCTTTCTTCATTGAAGAAACATTTTGGATATCTCTTGATAGAGCTATAACAGCTTGAGCCAATCCAACCATTGCGTTGTAGGCATCAGGAGCAGTAGCCTTAATTTGCTCCATGACAGGAGCCTGTTGCTTTAGCATTTGAAGAGCGACGACTATTTTCTTTTTAACATCATCTATATTTTTTGTCGATTGAGCATGACCTTCAGTGTCTTCTTGTTCTTGAGAACGAGCAGCGTCGTGGAATTCTTTTTCAAAGTCATCACCAGCATGAGTCAATTCAGGAGACTGTCCCGAATTCTCTTGCTCATCAGCTACGACTTGAGCTTCTGAATGTTCGCCTTGCGTGACTGTCGGTTTACTAACTGTTGCTTGACTAGGAGGTGACGCGCCAGCGAATGCCCCCTGATGCATAGCGGGACCAGCTTTATTCAAATACTCATCTACGATTTTTTCTTCTTCGCTACCTTGTCTCTTCTCTGCTTCTTCAATCAGTGCATTGACTTCTTCGGTATAAAATTCAATTCGATCTTTACCGCGTAGCTTTGCTGCTAAGAGAGCTTTCGACGACTCACTGAGCTTGGTACCAACACCAACAGAGACAGTTGCGCCAACAGCCTTTGCATACTGCTCACGAATTTTAGGCAATTCATCAAGGTAGTCTGCCGGTATTTCCAAAGCACCTTCATCACCAGCTATCTCGACGACGTTTCCACCGTGAGATTCGCACCAGCTGCGCCAAATCCTATTACCGTTATCAATTGCTTGGTTGACTCGACGAACACCCTCTACGTCGTCGGCAAGGCGTGCTCGCCCTACTTTTTGACCTATGGTGTCACCGTCGAAACTGATGTAGACGTTCATGGTCTCTAAGATTGCCATCTATGTCGATTTTTGTTGCAATCTACTGCAGATTCGCTATAAGAGGGATAAAGACTATGGATTGTCCAAAAACAGAGCTTAGCCGACGTTTCCTTACAGCGACTGTCTTGCTGGAGGAGCAAGCTCGGGAAGAAATGAAGGTTGACATTCTGCCCAAATTGGCGGCTGATACTTACCGAGCAGTGCGTGATGTACTCAAGGCTGAAGGGGTCGAGTGCAACATCTCTAAAATTGCAGCTGCAATCACCCTCCGCGTTCAACAGTCATTGAAGGAAACCAAATGAAAATCGTATTCTTCGCATACATCCCTGATGGCAGAGTCAGCGGTTTCTGTCCTTGGCGAGCAGATGGTGACTACGCCGCAAATGGTCATGGACTTACTGCAGCCGACCGAGCCGAGAATAATCCTCTAGATGAAGATGAGACGATTATCGATATCGTCGAATGTAAAACGTTCAACGACGCCAAACGTCATCTCAATTTCCTCGCTGGTCGAGACCCTGAGAAGGGTATTGACGAATGGGGAGAAGAGGAACTTACAAAATGAAAATTGATGCCCTCAGAGTTGCAAGATTCTTTGCAACCGTCAAGCATGCCGGGCAGCTTTATAGCGGTGTGCCGTATACCCATCATCTTGCAGCTGTTGAGGCTGTCTTGGTTCGATTTGGAGTCGATGACGAAGTCATGCGCTGTGCCGCTTGGCTCCATGATTCCGTCGAAGACACCGGGACCAAGCTCAAAGAGATAGCAGAGATGTTTGGCGACGACGTCGCTGAGCTTGTCGGTGCAGTCACGAATGAAAAGGGTGAAAATCGAAAAATTCGTGCTGCACTCACCTATCCTAAGATTCGTAAAACTCCTCGTGCAGTCACTCTCAAGCTTGCCGACCGTATTGCAAATGTTGAAAACGGTGGTAAGCTTCTTGAAATGTACGCCAAGGAATACGAAGATTTCAAACGAGCCCTCTATACCCCAGGAGAGAACGAAGAGATGTGGGCTCGACTCGATTTGCTTCTTGGAGAAGATATAAAATAAAATCATGTATCTTCATATCTTAATTGGTTGCATATATGCGTGGCAAATAACTGTAGGATTGCTAGGACTGACCCGAAAATACTGGTTAGATCTTGAGTAAAATTGAGGTGACAAATGGATATGCATTCATGTCATTTTCGTCCTGCAAAGCGTGGGAAGCATCTGGTTTGTGAATGCGGTGAGCGCTTCCCTTGCGCAAATAAAGACTGTGGTCATGTTGATTGCTGGGAAGAGCGAGGCGATGCTCCAGTTTGCCATTTCTGTAATGAAAAGTTAATTGGAGAGCACAATACAGAAAACTCGAATTGGGGTTGTATGGCCATTCGAAATAAAACTTACGCAGCACACTATTGCTGCCGCGATGCTAATGAGACCACTTCTCGAAGAGATATCGCTTGCCGGGCTCGTGGCGGATATTTTCCCGAACCTTGTTCACATCAATTCGAAGGGAAGAATTCGCTCTCCCCAGAAACCATCAATCAGTTGAAAGAGACCTATGTCAGGAGCGTATCATGAACACGACAGATGTTCATACAGAACATTGCTGCAAGCATCATTGTAAATACGGAGATGATGCTAAGTGTACCGTCGTCTCTGAAAAACTAACGCAATCGTTTCCCTGCGAATCCATGGAATGGGTATGCGAAGGAAACGATCCGCTCGTTAAGGCAAACAAACGAATTAAAGAACTTAAAGCCGCTCTGAA